AGCCAGGACGTCATCACCCTGGACACCGTCTACGACTCGGTCCTGCTCGGCCAGAACGACTACACCGCCCTGTTCACCGAGGAGGGCTACCTGGTCGCCAAGCGCGGTCACGACGCCCGCGTCGTGACTGTCCCGCTCAACCCGAACGGCGGCACCGGCACCGGCATCAAGCTGCTCGCCAACGGCACGGCTGACCCGGCCAAGTGATGACTCCGGGGCGGGCGGCGGCAAGACCCCGCCCGCCCCGTGACCATCTCTAGCCAGTCACCGTCCAGCAAGGAGGACACATGCCGATCATCGCACCGAAGCAGCGGGTGAACGCCCCGACTGCATCGCCGCTGCCTGGCGGGCTCTTCTCCCAGTTCTCCCCGATCGAGGACTCCTCGGTCCGCTGGGAGAACGGCGTCACCTGGGAGGACTCAGAGCGCGCTCAGCTCGGCGCCATCGGCCAGTGGCAGAGCCCGGGTACCGTCCCCGGACTGCCAAAGACCCTGACCGATCCGAAGTGCCTGACCCTGGAGTCGCAGGCCCCGCTCACTGTGTACGCGGCCTTCCGCACCACGCCGCTGGGGCACTCCCCGCAGGAGGCGACTCAGATCGCCGCCTCCCGGCTGCTGCTTCAGGAGGAGCACGCCGTAGAGCAGGCCCTCTGGACAGGCGCTCCCGGCCGCGGGCTGGGTCTGAGCAAGGTCCGCTCCTACTCCGTCAAGGGGAATGGGAAGCTCGACATGGCTCAGGGCCTCGCCGTCCTGGAGCACTACGCGTCGCAGTACGGCGCCCAGCCGGCCCTGCACATCCCCCGGCGCCTGGCCAGCCTCATGGCGAGCGCCAAGCTCATCAAGACCGGCCGTGACGGGCGCTTCGAGACCCGCCTCGGCACCCCGGTCGTCGTGGGCGCGGGCTACCCGGACGAGATGCAGATCGTGGCCACCGGCCCGCTCGTCATCTACCGCGGTGAGGCCTTCACCTCGACCAATGGGGCCGGCGGCTTCGACGAGGCCCAGAACGACCTCACCGGCCTGGCCGAGCGGCAGTACGTCATCGGCTTCAACAAGTGGGACGCGTTCCGGGTCACCGTGGACGCGGGGATCCCGCAGCTTGACCTGAAGGCGGCGGAAGAGTGATCTCCCGCGCAGCATCAGTCGCCCTGGCCGCGGTCGCCGCGGCCGTGGTCTACACCATCACTCAAATCACGTACGAAGGAGAGCGCTGAACCATGGCGAAGACGCACTCATACACACCAGTGCTGGGGAAGCGCATCCGCGTCACCCCACTGGACACCTGCGGCAAGTTCGACAAGGCCCAGCACAAGCCGGTGGCCACCTCCGGCTTCGTGTCGATCAAGCTGGCCGCCGAGGTCGAGGACGGCACGGAGATCACGGTCCGCAAGGCCGACGGCTCCCTGTGCGTCAACGAGAAGCAGTCGAACACCTTCAAGTTCTTCTCGGTCGAGCTGGAGTTCTGCGGCGTGAACCCCTCAGTCCTGGACATCGTCACCAACGCGACGAAGTACCTGGACCACGCGGGCGACACCGCCGGCTTCAAGGTCGCCTACGGCAAGATCGAGAAGAAGTTCGCGCTTGAGCTGTGGACCGGCCTGTCCGGCCAGGCCTGCGCCGAGGGTGCTGAGGACGCCAGCGGCTACCTGCTGCTGCCCTTCATCACCGCCGGCACCATCGGCGACATCGAGGTCAACGGTGAGGACGCCATCTCGTTCTCCATGACCGGCGCCGTCACCAAGTCCGGCAACGCCTGGGGCACTGGCCCCTACGACGTGGTCAAGAAGGCCAAGCAGGGCGGCGGCTTCGACAACGCGAAGCTGCCTACCCCGCTCGACCCGCTCGACCACCTCCTCATGATCGACACGGCTCTCGCTCCCCCGCCGGACAGCGACCAGCCCGTCACCGTCGCCTGAGGCACACTCTCACCCTCAGAGGCACTGGCAGCCCCGTAGAGCGCACAAACGCCCTGCGGGGCTGTCACCGTACCCGCGCCCCGTGAAATCTCCTCTGAGGGTCTTAGGAGGCACCTATAGGTATACTCATCCGTGCGGGCACCGCCTATAGCCGGCGGCGTAGCCATCCCGCACCACGCACGCGTTGTAGGAGAGGGCATGCAGGACATCGAGAGGGGCTACGGCCCGGGAGACTGGCCGGTCTCCTACAGCGCGTGCGAGGACCTGAAGGAGTACCTGGACGAGGCCGGCAGGCCCGAGCAGCAGCACACCTTCGAGGCCATGGCCACCCAGCTGCTCTGGGAGTGGACCGGGCGCCGGTTCGGGACCGACATCGTCACCATTCGGCCCGAGCCCGCCGACTGCGTGCCGCCGCCCACCTACCAGTCCCAGGATTATCTGAGGAGCTTCCTCCCGTTCCGCCTAGGCGGAGCCTTGCACGACGTCGTGTGCGGCATCTGCGGGCCCTACTGCACCCACACCTCGGGGACTCCGGCCATCCGCCTGCCTGGGAACGTCCACCGAGTGCATCAGGTCACTATCAACGGCAAGGTGCTCCCGCTGGGCGCGTACCGGCTCATCAACCGCTCTGTGCTTCAGCTCACTGGACGCACCTCCCCGTCCGGCCCCGACGTTCCGCTTGTATTCCCCTCGGTACAAGACCTTTCTCGGCCGACGACTGAGGAGGGCACGTGGGAGATCCGCTACTCGCAGGGCGTGCCCGTTCCTGAGGGCGGGAAGGTCGCCGCCGGTGTGCTCGCGCTGGAGCTGGCCAAGGCGGCCTGCATGGACCGCGACTGCGCCCTCCCGGCGCGTCTTCAGTCGGTCACCCGTCAGGGCGTCACCGTCCAGGTGCAGGATGACTTCGAGGAGATGCAGTCCGGCCGCACGGGGATCTGGCTGGTCGACTCCTGGGTCGCCTCGATCCGCAAGCCTCGCCAGGCCGCCCGGGCCTACAACCCCGACGACTACGCTCGCCGCCAGCCCTCCAACCTCCGCGGCGGGGTGATCTGGTGAGCCCGGCCCCGCGCCTGTCGCGCCGCAGCCGTCCCCAGAGCGAGGACTACGCGGCGCTGTCGGGCCGGATTTCCTCGCCGGCGCCCCCCGTCGTCCACTCCACCGCTCTCGCACTGCTCAAGGGCGGGGCTCAGGCCCTGTCCAACGCTGTCTCTCAGGCCTACGTAGCCCCGGGCGCCGAGGTGGCCTGGGACGAGTGCTGCGCGGGGCACCTCTACGTGCGCACCGTCTCCGTCTCGCCCGTCTTCGGCCCTCGGGCCGCCGACGGCGATGCGTGCTCGGTTCGCTACTGGGCGGCTACCTACGCCCTCGGCACGCTGCGCTGTGTCGAGGTAGTGGACGACCGGGGCCGGGGCCCGCGCCCCTTCGACCTGACCGCTGACGCGGCGGTCCTGCACCAGGACATGACCGACCTGGGCCGGTTCCTGACGTCGTCCACGAACGCCGACGCCATGGACTGGCAGGCCTCCGGCCCCGACGGCGGCTGCGTGGCCGGCGAGTGGACCTTCACGGTCCGCCTCAACTGCCCGTGACTCCTCGGGAAGTGTGAGATGGTTCACGTAAACGTCAGATTCAAGGGGCCAATCCGTGAGGATAAAGTGGCCCAGCTCACTAAGCAGGCGGCTCTGAAGGCGTCCCGGCGCACTCAGGGCCGGATTCAGCGCAACATCCGCGCCAAGGGGCGCGTGAACTCCGGCCGTATGGTGAACTCCGTCACTATTGAGCGCGTCCACGGCAAGCACCCGCTCAACCCAACCTTCGAGATCGGGGCCAGGACTCCCTACGCCGCCTACCAGGAGAAGGGCACCCGCGCCCACGGGCCGGTCAAGGCCCAGCGCATGGTCTTCACCCCGAAGGGGTCCGGCCAGGCCGTCTTTGCCAAGTGGGTCAAGGGCATCGCGGGCGCCCACTTCGTTCGGGACGCGCTCCGGCTTATCAAGCCCTCTGACTTCCATTAGAATCGCCTCATGGCTACTATCACGATCCCCGGCAAGACCCGGAAGTCCATCTCTGTTGAACTGGTCGGTACCGAGTACAAGGTCCGCCCCCCGAAGGCGTCCGTCGCCATCTTCCTGTCCCAGGCTCTCAAGGACGCCAACGAGGACTCTGAGAAGATCATCGACGGCCTGGCCAAGTGGTGCCACGTCCTCTTCGGCAAGGAGACCGGAGCCGAGGTCGTCAAGCGGCTGAAGAACCCTTCTGACGACCTTGACATCCCCGACCTGACCGACCTCATCTCCGCCGTCATGGAGGAGGCTGGGGAGAACCCTCCTACGTGATCCGGCGCCTGCTCGCCTCGGCGTACGTGGAGTGGGACTACATCGACGGGTTCTGCCTCGGGCACGGGATCGACCTGGAGACCCTGCCCCTGAACCGGTTCTGCCACGTCATGTGGTGGATCCTCACCCGCAACGCCGAGGACGAGGGCGCCACCGAGAAGCTGAAGAGGGACCTGTGGCTACCGCCCAAGGGGGCCGTGGTCACTGATCCGAGGAGCCCCTGGTACTCGGGCAACGAGTCCAGTGGCTTCGGGTCCCTTAAGTCGGCCCTCGGAATGTGACAGCACCTATAGGACACGCCTATGCGGGCGGTATCATGGCCTCAGACAGGAGTCGGGCCGCGATGCCGCCCCCCCCCGCCGCGGGGGGGGGGGGGGGGGGGGGGCGGGGGGGGGGGG